ATCAAATCTAATATCAGGTGTTGGAATCAGCCAAATGATCCAGATTGCAGTTGCCGCTGTAATCATTGTGCTCCTCGCACAAAATTTGCTTCGCCGAGCAAAAGAGGGTTTATTCGCAATGGCGGATAAATTTGAAAGAAAGGTTGATGAAAAGCGAAATGAAACGATCGTTTTGCTTCATCAAACCGCAAAAGCTGAACTAGATGTATTGAAAGATGAATTTAAAAGTGAAAAGAAATCCATAATTGATCAGGTACGATCAATAGTGGATGTTAAGAAGACCGCTGTAGAAAGCACAATTGCCGCCGCAGGAGGTTTTATGCAATTTGCTGCTGCATTGCTTTTGATGAGAAAAATATTCTCATTGTGGCGAGCAGATAAGAAAAAACCCGAGGGAACAAAAGGGAAAGCTTTAATGGCTTTTGATGTTGTAATAACATTGTTCTCGATCCTATTTTTAGGAGCTGGTGGTGGTTTCATGCGAGTGATGGAATTGTTTCGTCATTTGTCTGCGTGGATTTCTTTGTGTAAAGCTTGGCTCTGTGGGAGTTCATGGCTTTTAACTTTTGTTGGAAGTGATCTTTGTGGAAGTAAGGAAGCTGCAAAAGCGGCAGCTTTGTTGGAAAAGGCCGAAAAAGAGCTTTTTCAACATTCTAAAGATTTACCCAATGTAGAAAAATCAACCCGAAAAGCCGGAAGTCCTTGGAATAAATCATCAAGTGAAGATGATGAACCTAAAACTTATAAACCTCGTTCGCATAAGATGAAAGTAAGTAATCTTTATACAACTCTGAAAAATGATGACACTCCATTGGTGGATGAGTCTGAATATTCAGAGCAAGAAGCAGAGGATGAAAGAACACTAAAAATTCCGGAAGGTTTTTCTAGCGCTTTTATTGAAAAGATGAAGCGTATGTTGAATAAAAGAATTGAGAGGCCTCACCCATCTCCTTGTGTGTGTGATGATTGTGTTAGATGGAATTTGTCTAATGCTTTTGGTGAACAACAAAAACGTGAAGGGGCTATTATTAGACCTCATCTCCTTCCTTGTGCTTGTGAAGATTGTCTTCGTGTGGATTTGTGTAATGAATCGCGTAAGGATTTTGTGGATTTTGAAAAAGAACCTGAACCGACTGTTTGGGATTCTGTTAAATTGTCTGCATCTATTCAATCACGGAAATCTCTTGATGCTCTAAAGGAATTGGAGAGTAAAGTGGGAAAGTGGGATAAACGGGTCGTTTGTTTTTGTATTTGTGTGTTCTTATTGATTGCTGTGCATTTTTGGTATAGACCTAAACTTAAGAAAGTTAGGTTTGCGGAAGGGGGTTACTCAAAACAAGTGGCTAAATCCTTGGGTAATAAAATGCAGCACACTTCAACGGCTAATAAAATTAAAGGAAAGAAAGGTAAATCATCTGATCATGGTGGAGGTCGGAATAAGAAAAATGCTTGGTCTGCTTATAGTACTGCTTTTGATAAAATTACTACAATGTCTCAAGTAGATGTTGTAGATGCAGAGACGGGACAAATTATTTCAGTTAAGGCTGCTCAAAAGCGATCTAAAATTGATGAGATTCAACGGTTGGTAATGGCTAATCCCACGAAATATAAAATTCGAGTGGATGGAGCTGTGCATAATGTATCAAAATATGATCCTAATCAATCTTTTGTTATGGGAAATGGGAAAAATAAAAAGCGTCGCGAAGGCGATGATACCCAGATCAAGTCTGAGAAGACTAACAAGAAGACTGAATCAATAGAGGATTATCAATCTGAAGAATTTTTGAAATCCATTGGGCAACATTCGTCCCAACAAGTAAAAGATCCTGAAGGTTTTTGGTCAAATGTGCGAGGTATTTTTCAAGTGCATAAAACTCATGTAGAATATGATCCTAAAGATGGATGTTGTCACAATATTTATTCTTGTCCTTTACGTAACACAAAGAACGGAGTTCCAAATATTTCTTCAATGAAGTGTTGTGGGGTTCGGTGTGGTGGTCACCATTGCACCCATTGGGCTCAATGTGTTGGTGCTAATACTTATAAAGTGTTAGATGACAAAGATAAGGAATCTGTTGTTTCTGCTTTTGATTACGCTGTGTGTAATAAAGATGAGGAAGATTCAAAATATCAAACTGCTTGTGGTGGTGTTTCTGAAGAAGAAATGGAACAGAAACACAATGAGGGTTTAAAACCCAAATCTAAGAAACAAATCACTAAAGAGAAGAACCAGAAAGCGCAATCGGCTTCTGAGATCTCGAAGGAAAAGGTTAAGATCGAGCGTGAACAATTAAAGAAATCATTTTCGGAGGCTGCCAAAGCTGGTTTGATAAAAACTACTCCGAAGAAGGAATCTTTGTTAGGACGAAAACAGATTTTGGGGGTGACTCCTTATCATGCATCTTGCAAAATTATTTACGAAAATAATAAACCTGTTTTGCATGGGTTTTTCGCAGTCAATAAGTTTATAACTGTTGATCATGATATTTTGAATGGTGTTAAGAAAACCATCAAACATGATGGAAAAGATTTTGATTTAGACTTTTCTACTGTGATTCATTTAACTGAATTTGAGCAAGGGGACCTTATTGCGTTCAATATGCCAAAAGGTATGACTGCAATGCCTAAACAATTAAAATTGAGGCTCCCGAAGAAAGGAGAAAATCTCTTGTTTCCTGTGTTGCATCCTGTGGAGGCGTTTAGTACTGGTAAATATATTGCAATAGATGAACACACGTGTCCATCAAAAAATGGGGATTGTGGAAGTCCTCTTGTATGTGAAATAGATAACTCTGTAATAGGAGTGCATCGAAGTGGTGGCGATTCGGAAAATGGGTTTTTCGAATGGACGGCTGAATTACTCCTAAGGTTACAACCTCAGGATTTTCAGTTGCCCCCCAGGGAGTAAGAAGTGTTGAAGTGAATAAGACCTTGCTGGCGAAATATCCAGAAGGCATCGCTTCACGTGCACTTCACCCTGGGGGGTCATCTATCTTGGCGAAACAGTATCTCGAATCTGCTACACATATGCGGGTTCATGGTCGAGTTAATCGCTTCTCGAAAGATCGAGTAAAGATTCAAGATGATCCTTATTTTGCTGAGTTTGTTCGCGAGTCACTCGGAACATCCCCTTCTAATTTATTTACAAAATACGGTTTGGCTCAGCCCAATAAGGCTGCCGGCTATAAATCGTTATTAAAATACGACAAGGATCAACCCACTCTTAGGAGGAGTAAATGGGCCTTGGCTGGCGCTTGGACTGAGCGGCACTTCGCTTGTATGAACAATGCTGAAGTATGGACGGACCATAACGAGGTAAAGAAATGCCTTGATATGAAGACCTCAAGTGGTTTTCCTTGGAATTGTGATCCTGATCTTAAGACAAAAGGTCAATTTTATAATCACCCTGAGTCAATGAATTATTGCCAGGACTATTGGGAGTGTTTAAAAGAATCTCAATGTGCTCCTGTTTTCTGGACAAATAATGTGAAGGAAGAATTGCGTGATGCTGAAAAGATAGCTTTGAACAAGTTAAGAACCTTCGTTGGTGCTCCTGTTCAACACGTGCATGCTTGTACTCAAATGTTTGGGGACATGAACAATAAGTTTTATGAAACTGCAAATACGGGACAACATTGGTCTTTTGTGGGATCGACAAAGTTCTTTAGAGGGTGGAATAAACTCTTTAGGAGATTATCAAAACATCCAAATGCTTTTGAGTTAGATGAATCAGAATATGACTCATCCTTATTTCGTGAGGCTATGTATGGTATGGCTGAGTTTCGTTTTCGAATGCTCGCCCCAGAACATCAAACTGAAGAAAATAGGAACCGTATATGGAACCTTTATGTCGAGATTGTTGATTCAGTTATCGTCACTCAAGATGGTGATGTTGTTTCAAAGGATACTGGAAATCCTTCTGGAAGTGCTAATACAATCGTTGATAATACAGTTATACTGTTTCGATTGAAGGCTTATGCCTGGCTTTGCTTATGTGAGGATCTTGAGCCAGATTTTCGTGCGAAGTATGAAACTTATGGCGCATTTATGGATAATGTTGAAGCTGCTTTAACTGGGGATGATAATACTTGGACGTGCTCCGATGATGTCGTTGGTTGGTATAATGCCTTAAATGTCTCAAAAATTTGGAGTGGGATTGGAGTTACTACAAAGTATGGTAATTCTTCTGCGCCGCGTAAATTGGAAGATTGTACGTTTTTGTCAATGGGATTTCGTAAACTAGGAGATCAATATGTTCCTATTCCAGAAGGTGAGAAAATGATGTGTTCGATGGCATACCACTTGAAGTCAGCAACTCCTAGATGGAGTTTATTGAGAGCGTGTGCTCTTAGAGTTGAAACGTTTTGGGATGATGCTAGTAGAAAATTACTTAGTGAATATATACATTGGTTAAATAAACAGTATGTTGCAGAATTGCACTCCCCTAATGATGAGAATGATATTCTTGATCGCTTTACGTATCAGGATGTTTGGTCAGTTTATAAGACAGATTCGGAAATCCGCCAATTGTACCTCAGTGAAGAGGGATCTAGTTGGTTGACAGGGTTTTCAGTGTTAGATAAATTATTATATAGTTATGTTGGCCTCTGTACAACAGGTAAGGAGAGACAAGTCCCACAAGGGATCTCGCCACATAATTTAAAAATGACTAAAACAAAAAGTCAAAAAGCTCGTATGCGAGCAAAAGCTACCGGTGCGGCTAAAGCACACGGAGGTAAAAGAGCACCTAAAGCTCGGGGGCAGAAACGAAGAGGTCGTGCTCGGGGTCGTGGGAGGCAACGCGGATCGCAAGGTCTGGGTATGCCGAATCAGAAAGTCAACACGGCCCCTGCTTCGGTGGGGATTAATTATGGGGCTTCCATGATAACGCGAAAGGCAGGAAAAGTTCAAGCTCATGCTGATCAGGATCCTAGCGCTGGTTCGGAGCGAGTATCATTTTGTGATATGTTTTCGACAATTGTTCAGGCTGGGTCTGTGACAGCGACTGGAGGATTTGGAGGTACGGCGACGTATTTTAAGAATCTCTCCCCATCCCAACTCTCTCCGCGATTGACACAATTGGAGGAACTTTATGAGTATTATGCTTTTCGAAGATTGAAAATAGAGTATCTTCCCATTGTGGGAACAGCAACTAATGTAGCGGTGAATCTTGGTATAGATTCTAATGTTGCTTCAGATGCAAATTTTGCTACTCCTGTTCCCCAGCAAGTCTTGGAGTTTCGTCCCTCAATGGGAGGAATTGCTTGGCAGGTAATGGAAATGGAATACAAACATACAGGATCTAAATTGTGGGCGTGTACCACAGTTGGAGAATCAGATGTTTCGAATTATGCACAATGTGTTTTATATTGTGTGTTGGATGGTTCTCCTGCCACATCTGTTGGATATGGTAAATTGAGAATATCAGGTATAATTGATTTTTACAAGGATACCCCCCCTTCTGCTACTAACCCTGCTTTAGTGTTGAGTAGAAATTTAAATTTTCATAGTGGTCCAGCATTGGTGGAACACGTCAAGAGGTGTAAGGCTTATATGGACCTTCTCTCGGATGAAAAAGTGGACCCTAAAGATGTGGGAGTTTACAATGATGGGATATACCTTAAAGGAATTAGAGTGTATCCTGATGTTAAGGATTATGATGGAACCAATCATGATCCCCGTGCGCTAGAAAAACAAGTGGCACAATTAACTCGTTTAGTTACCCAATTGATGGTAAAAACTGAAGATGAGGAAAAAGACATCGAAGTACTGGAAGATATACAAAACTTAAAAGGTCCGGCAAGACCTAATAGGACAAGTGATCTTCCAGTTATCGTAGGTCACGATTATGGAATACCCGTGACTTCTAGTCGTCAATCGACACCTAATAAAACTAAGGCGGGCTGGTTTGCTGGCTCTTCATAATTTATTAGTTATTCTAGGGAGAAAAGAACTATAGATAGATTATTTTCTTCCTCCTTAATTTCATTTGAGTGTTTTTATCGATGGAATGGTAGCAATGATCAAAAACTATAATTTTGGTTAATGGAAAGGATTACCCGTGAGGGTGTACATGCTGTAAAGGCTTCTGGAGCTGTTAATTGGGTTATGGGATTATGGTAATGGATGATAATAAGAACTAATTGGAGATATGTGGATACGATGCTCACGTAAATCATGATGAGGTTAATCAGGAATGGTTAATCAATAGTTTGTGTAGTGTAGTTTTACGATTCGCGGATGTAAGATTAGCGGCTGTTATTTAAAGTTATTTAAATTTGTTACTAGGGAAAAATTTTGTTAGGTTGTGTTAATTCATAATCTAATCACCGTGTAAACGATCTGGTTAGAATGAATAGGTTCCCTATCAAATTTGTGAGTTTTAGG